TAGTAGTGCTATTAACACGGTAGCTTCTATTGATACAAGCTATTCAGCAACATATTATCCTTGGGTAAAAATACTTGATACAAATATCAACTTACCTGTTTGGGTACCACCTTCAGTAGTACTTGGTGGTGTGATTGCCTATAATGATAAAGTTTCTTATGAATGGTTTGCACCTGCCGGTTTGAATAGGGGCGGACTAACCGAGGTACTTGATGCTTATGATAGAGTTACTCAATCTGATAGAGATGATCTATATGATAGTAGTATTAATCCTATAGCTTCATTTCCAAATGAAGGCTTTGTTGTTTGGGGACAAAAAACTCTTCAGGTTAAAGCAAGTGCACTTGACAGAATAAATGTAAGAAGGTTATTAATAGCTGCTAAGAAGTTTATAGCTTCATCTACTAGATATTTAGTGTTTGAACAAAACTCTTCTGCAACAAGAAATAGATTTTTAAACATCGTCAATCCTTATCTTGATAGTATACAACAAAGGCAAGGCCTCTATTCTTTCAAGGTAGTAATGGATGAAACTAACAATACTCCAGATGTAATTGATAGAAATGAAATGATAGGAGCAATTTATCTTCAGCCTACAAAAACTGCTGAATTTATTATTCTTGACTTCAATATATTACCAACTGGTGCTACCTTTCCTGAGGATTGATCATTAGGGTTTTTTAAACTTTCTAATATTTATTATTAAACAGGGAAACAACGGAGAAGACACACAATGGCAAATTTAATAGATCCTAATGAGATAATGTTCACGTCTTTTGAACCAAAACAAAAGATGAGGTTCATTATGTATATTGATGGCATACCCTCTTATCTTATAAAAAAGGCTTTTAGGCCTTCTATAACTTCTGAAGCAGTTACTTTAGATCATATAAACGTTCAACGACATGTTAAAGGAAAGTCAAAGTGGGACCCAATGTCAGGTATAGAACTTTATGACCCAATTGTACCTTCGGGTGCTCAAGCAGTAATGGAATGGGTTAGAGCTAGTCATGAATCTGTAACAGGTAGAGATGGATATTCAGACTTTTATAAGAAGGATGTTACTATTAATATGTTGGGACCTGTTGGTGATAAAGTTGAAGAATGGACTTTAAAAGGAGCTTGGTGCTCTAAAGCTGATTTCGGAGATGTAGATTGGGCTGGTACAGATGTTGCATCTGTTTCCATTGATATTACATTTGATTACGCAATTTTACAATATTAATTTGCAAAAAAGAATAATCCCTCACTTGCAATAATTAAAGGCTCTCTTTGTAGAGTCTTTTTTTATGTTTTTTAAAAACTATATATTTATATATACAAGTTACACATACACACTAAGGAGAGAAAAGTTATGTCTAAAATAGTTGATCCAGAATATACTGGTATTGAACCAAAAGTCAAGCAAAAAAGCGAAAACAACACACCACAATTCCCAACAGAAATTGTTGACCTTCCAAGTAAGGGTTTACTTTATGATGAAGGAAATCCATTAAGATCGGGAAAGGTTGAGTTAAAATATATGACTGCAAGAGAAGAAGATATTTTAACTTCTCAAAATCTAATTAAACAAGGCGTAGTTATTGATAAACTTTTAAAAGCTCTTATTGTTTCAAATGGTGAGGGTGAAGAAGTACCCTATCATAAGCTTTTAATTGGAGATAAAAATGCTATAATGGTTTCTGCAAGAATATTAGCCTATGGTGCAGAATATGAAGCGGAATGTATTGATCCCTTTACAAATGATAAACAAAAGGTAAAAATTAATCTTTTAAATCTTAAAGACAAAGAACTTAATGCAGACGAATATAAAACTGGAAATAGATTTACATTTACACTTCCTGCTTCTAAAAAAGATATTGAATTTAAGCTATTACAACACGGAGATGAAGTAAAGATTGATCTTGAAATAAAATCTCTTAAAAAACTAAGAAAAGAAGTGACTAGTGAGCTTACTACACGGTTAAAACATATGATTCTTTCTGTAGATGGAGAAACTGATAAAAGTAAAATTAGTGGCTTTGTAGATAATATGTTATCTAGAGATTCACTGGCACTACGAAAACGTATCCAAGAGATTACTCCAGATCTAGATATGACCTTCGACTTTATAAGTGAAGCTACAGGTGAATCACAAACAATCCCAATCCCTCTAGGAGTATCCTTTTTTTGGCCTGGGGTCTGAATACAGACCCATGCTGCATAATCAAATATTTGAAATGCTATATCATACACAAGGTGGTTTTGGATGGCATGAATTATATAATATGCCAGTATGGCTCAGACGGTTTTACTACACAAAATTAGCAAAACAATTACAAAATGAGCATGATCAAGCTCAAAAAGCCTCTAAAGGCGGAACGTCTCCAGGTGCAATCCCTCGTGGCCCCTTTGGTCCAAAATAGCTATAATTTTCTTTAATCTAGATATTTATATAAAATTCATTATATAATAGTAGGATATGACATGACTAAAAGAGAAGAATTAAAAGAAGTACTCAGAGCTCATATGCAAAAAGCTCATAATAAAGGCACTCTTAAAGAAGGTTGGATCGAGAACTTTATTGATGATATCTTTGATGGAGCTAAAGAAAGAAGATTAAAGAATGACCCTTCAATTCAGCGCTTATCAAAAGAGATGGATGCTGCATTACAAAGGATGTACAAACAATCTATAAAAACATACGGATCAACAGATAAATTCCCAGATTATTTAGTAGCTTGGTTCAAAGAAGGCGGATATAAACTATAAAGGTATAGATTATGGCCAAGAAAAATCCCAGAAAAAAATTACTTGATGCTGCAGGAGCAGAGAGAGATCTGAATAAGGAGCTTAATAAGCTTCTTGAAGGTCATAATGAGTCATTAAATGACAGTTTAGTACTTATGCAACACAAATTAAATTTGGGGACAAAAGCTCAACAACAATCTGCAGCTGAAATTAAGCTTGCCGCTGATCTTTCAAAGAATAAAGAGACTCAACTAGCATTACTCAAACAAATGGTAGATGCAGAAAAAGCAGGAAATATGGCTGCATATTATAGATCCCAGGTGATGTTAGAACAGATTACATCTGAAACTGAGGTTTTACAACTTAGAACAGATATGGCAGCTAAAACTAAAGAGCTTACTGCTGACTTAGATGCGTGGCAGAAGAAGATGAAAGATATAGTTGTCTTAGGAAAGGAAATGGCGACTGACTGGAGAGTCATAGGAGTTGTATTAGGTACTGCAGCACTTAAAGCTGGAAAAGAGTTTAAGCACTGGCACAAAGAGCTACAGATGAGTGGAGCTCAAGCATTTACGTTAGGCACGAATATAGCTTCAGCAGGAGTAAGTGGTTTAATGATGGGAGTTTCAATTGAAGCAACTAAAAAGGCTGCAACAGCATTAGTTACAGAAATGGGATCATTAGGATCAGTTACAACACAGATGATTCAAGATTCTGCTTATATATCTGATAACTTTGGTGTTTCGGCAGAAAATGCTGCTAAACTAACAAGAATGTTTAAAGGAGCAGAGGCTGCAACTGGTAGAACATCAGCCGAAACTTCTAAAATGGTCAAGGATATGGCTACCGCTGCAAACGTGCCCGTAGGCGTAGTTATGACAGATATGGCTGAGAATATGGAGCATTTTGCAAAATATTCAGATGGTTCAGTTGACAATATGGCAAAAATGGCTATTGAAGCTAAAAAGCTTGGTGTGTCTATGGGTAGTATTGCTAAAATATCTGATAATCTATTAGATATTGAAAGTTCAATGGCTGCAGAAATGGAAGCCTCTGTTTTATTAGGAAGACAACTTGACTTTAGTAGGGCAAGAGAATTGGCTTGGGCAGGCAAAACTGCTGAAGCTGCAACTGAAGTACTAAGTCAAATGGGTGGCATAGCTGGTTTCAATAAAATGAATGTATATCAAAGACAAGCAGCTGCTGCAGCTGCAGGATTAGAAGTTGATGAACTACAAAAGGCATTACAAGCTGAAAAGTCACAAAATGAACACATGGAAAAATATGGCAACTATTGGGGAGATGTAATTTCAAAGGCAACTAAATACGGAAGTATTGCAATGGATGGTGCTACTTATGCAGCTGAAAATGCACATAATATAGCAGCTATGGGGGGAGCATTATCAAACGCATCTAAGTGGATTGGAAAAATTAACATACTTGAAAGTATAAAAAACGGGATACTTACTGCAAGAGCTGGAATTATGAAGCTGATTGGTAAGGGTGGCGGAGGTGGCGGAGTTACCCCAGATGCAACTAAGGATTTAAAAACAAAGGCTGTAAAACAACCTGCAGGAAAAGGTTTAAAAGATACAGCAGGCGGCTTAAAGGCAATGGGGAATGCGAAGGTTCTTTTTGGAATAGCAAATTTAGCTTTAGCAGCACCTGTATTTGTATTATCATTAGCAGCAATACCATTTCTAACTTTTATGGGTTTGACTCCTTTAGCAATGTTAGGTCCTAATCTTAAAGGTTTGGCACAAGGACTAACATCAATGGGAAAAGCAGCTGCAGGTGTTCTTGTAATGGCATTAGCAGGCCCAGCATTAGCATTAGCTACATTATCACTACCATTTTTATTATTCATGGCAATACCAGGACTTGGAGCAGCAATACAAGTGAACTTTGCACTATTGGCTGCAGGCTTAGCAGCATTCGGCAATCCAGCAACAGCAGTATTTGTACTTATAGGTATAGGCCTTTTAGCAGCCCTTGGAGTAGCAATGATACCATTTGCATTTGCTCTTAGCTTAGTAACTCCGTTAGTAGAGGCTTTTGGAAACATAATAATAGGGGTATTTAGTGTAATGCCTCCAATCATTGAAGCAGTAGGGGCAGCAATATCTAATGTTATTGGTGCTATAGGAGGATTCTTTACCACTCTTGGAAGTTTAGATCCTCTGCAGATTCTTTTATTAGCACCAGGACTTGCCGCTTTAGGTCTGGCAGGTATGTCAATGCTTATAGGAGCACCCGGTTTCATTGCAATGGCAGTAGGAATAACAGCATTAGCTGGAGCTCTTACTCTACTTTTACCTCTTATGCCAATGATTGAAACATTAGCTTCAATTGGTGGATTAAATGTAGGAGGTGGAGCAGAAGGGGGAGCTGGAGGAGCTGCAGGTGGAGGAGATAATATAGTTGCAACTAAGCTTGATGAGCTTATTGATCTTACGAAAAAAGGGAAAACAATTGTAATGAACGGACAAAAGGTGGGTGAAACTAGCATAGCACTCCAAAGAACATATAGGTAAAAAATGGCTTTAAGAGACTTAGTATCAGATTTATCACAAGGTGCAGGAACTCCATTTGTTTCTACTCCAATGATAGACAGAGGAGCACACACTCACCCTGCAGCACTATCGCCCCCATTACCAAAAAGTGGTACTGATGTAACAGGCAAACCACTTACATTTCCACGGACAGGGACAACAGTAACTAGTGGTCCCATGACATTTCCAAGAACTGGAACATCTGTTCTTGGAGGACCGCAAACCTTTACAAGAACAGGAACAAATACTTCACCTTTTATAACAGGACCAATTACTGGTATACCAATTTTGTATACAACCTGGACAGGCCCATTTAATACAACAACTTCATTCTTATTAGGCCACGGATCCAACTTATTTAGCAATAGTCCCCCTGTATTTTCTGCTTCTAATATGTACACTCCTAAAAATTTAAAAATATCTAATAGAAAAGGATTCTCGTGGGTATATAGTGATACGTATATGTTAAATCAATTCTATCAACAAGATGGATTCAGCCCTACTTTGACAGGATCAAACACATTTAACTTTTTGAAGATCCATGGAGAAAATTTATTATCAAA